ATTTATGTGCTCTCCGATTAGGCGATGAGGACGCCGTTGAACTGCGCACCCGAGCACGTCATGTTCCCGGCCCACCCGATCAGCTTAACGACAGCGTCCTGGTTCACTGCCTGACGCTCGCCGCCGATCGGCACAAAGTTCCGGTCACGGTGCGGGCGGAAAAAGATGTACTTGGTGTCAAGGAACCACATGTGCGCAGAGGTCGCGCCCGTGAAGCTCGTACCGTTCGCGCCGCCCGTGTAGATGCCGCCATCGAGCACCACGTCCGCGCTCTGCCCGCCGCCGTAGAACTTGAGCGAGGAGAAGCCCGCGCCGGCAGACTCTTCAGACGTAATCCGCTGAATGGCTTGCAGGCTGTTCACGTAAAACTGGAAGTACGTGCTATCCGACACAATCAGGTCCGCGCGATCCGTGCCGCGAACAAGGCGGATAGCAAGAGCCGTCATGTACGCCTGGATGTTTGCCGCCGACACTGCCGCGCCACCGTTCGTGACACCGCTATACGACTGCGAGCGCCAGAAGGTACCGATGGTCGTACCGCGATCAATACCGCCATACGTGCCCGAGGTCGGGGTGTCAGGCACCGCAGCGCCCAAGCCCGTCAGGTTCTTGCCAGCGTTGCCCGTGCCGTCGCCGTAGATGTCCGTCGAAATCCGGTTCATCAACTGCGCTTCGGCCACTTGCAGGCGACCTTCCATCAGGTCGATAACCTGTTCCTTACTGGAGTTTTGCAGCATCTCCAGACCGGACATCGTCACCGCAGAGGCGTACTGCGCGATATTGAACTGCGCCGCACTGATCGGGCTATTCGGCTGGATGTTGATAAGCTCGTAGCCGCTATAGCTGTTCACGTTTGCCGTGGTGGCGTCGTTGTACATGATCTCTTCAAGGATCACGTTACCGCCGCCAAACGGGCGAGAGTTGCCGCGAGACTTCAGCTTGCGCAGAAGCGCGTTGTTGTTGCTGACGTTGTCAGCGAGTTGACCCGATCGATTCTGGATCGTGGTCGCGATGATGTCGCTAATTGCGGAGTTGGCGAAAGCCATGGATGTCTCCTAGACGAGTTAAACCCTGCTCGAAAAACTTTCGAATGCGTCCGAAAGTTGATCGCGCAAACCTTTGGGGCCACTTGATACCGTCGGTCCGCCAGGAGTGGAGGACTTGACCGATACCGCTGCGGCCTTTGCCTTGGCGACATGCGCTTGCGCTTGGCTCTGGCGTTGTGTTTCAGCTTGTTGCCGCTGCCACACGTCATCGCTGAGGCGCACCGCCTTGTCATAGGCTTCTTGAAGGTTTTGGGCCATTCCCGACTGAAGTAGTCCAGCCATGGTTTCCCTTACTTCTTCAAAGTAAGGCTTGTCAGCGGAGAAACGAGTAATCTCGTCCATCGCTGCCGCCTTCTGCTGCTGTTCCTGCATGCTCGTAAACTGCTGCCATCCGGACTTCACTTGTTGAAGCTCGTTCCGGAGGTGCATCAACTCTTCATTCTCATTCGTCTCGCCAAGCGGGACGTTAAAGTCCCGGGCCAGATTCTTGAGCAGTGCCGCCTTTTCCTGCGGTTGTCCGAAGGCCAGCGTGTAATGCACCTGGCCCAGGCTTTTAATCCACTGCGCCGGTTCCAGATTGTTGCTCTGGAGAACGGGCATATATGGCGTCAGCGCCTCTTGGATGCCTCTAGCGCGGTCCGCTTCGGCCTTGTAGGTGCTAACGCCTGTCGTGTATTCCTGCTCGCGCTGGTGAAGGTAGCTTGCCACCTTCGGATCTAACTTGTCCCACTCGTCCCAATAGTCTTTCTTCCAAGATGATGGGCGAGGAGGGCGAGACACTTGTGGCGCCTCTGCCATCGGCTGCGACGTGTCCGCCGCTTTGCTGGCAAACCTGCCGCGCTCGTCACGTTCCCGCGTCTCCCGCTGTTCGGCGGTTTCGGGAACACTACTTTCTACCGGCGCATCGCTCGTTTCGACTGATTCGTCGAAGCTAGCCTCTAGCGCGTCTCGCAATGTGTTTTGCGATTCGTCCACGGGGCAACTCCAGAAAAGGAACGGACCGCCTAACCACTGCGGTCCGCTTTGCGGGCGTCATCTCGACGCGCGCGGGTTGGCACTACTCGTAATACGCGTTAATTCCGACGACGCACCAAATCACTTGTGATGCGGTCGCGGTGCCGGCGATGAACTTGGCAACGGCTGCAACCCATTGCCCTGGATGCACGACGATTGGCGATTCGAAGTCAACTTTGATTGCTTCTGCGGGCGAGCCAATCGCCGCGCCTACAATCCACGATTGAATGCCAAGCGGTACGCGCCGCCATGCCTTCGCAGTGCCGGTAGCAAAGGACGCGGATTCGCCCTGCGCAAGTGACGGAATCGTCGGGCCAGTAGCGCCAAACGCGAGGGACCACGACAGCACGCTAGCAGTTGTCGCTACGGCTGCGCCAATGTTCACCGCGTTGATGCGAACGCCAGTGATGACAAGGTTCCGCGCGCTCTGGTTGATGCCGCCCGTGGGTACTTGGAATGCGGTGATAAGGCCATCAATGCCAGGGACAGCCGCCACAATGCCCGCCTGACCGCCGAGGCCCGTAGCGGTTGCCGCCGTTTGCGACAGTGCCGCGCCCGTGACCGTCGTTGCTGCCGTCGCATTGGGATAGGCCGCAGTCGTGCCCATCGTGCCGCCGTTCTGGCCTTGGTACGCCATCAAGCCTTGCGTCGCCATCTGTGCGGCCCACGGCTTTGCCGTTTGCAGGTCCAACAGCGAGACAGTGACATCCGACACGCGCATGGTGTTGGTATTGGCAACCGCGCCCGTGTTGTATTTGTGCATAAACACGGGCAGAGAGGCTTGCAAGAACGGTTGCCCGTTACCCGCAGGCATGGCGATCTGCCCGAGGTATTCATCCTCTAGCCAGAATTCCACCTCTCGTTCGCCGATCACAATCACGGTCTTGTAGAGCAGGCCAACAGTCATTTGCGCCAGCGTGCGCAGCACGCCCGTCTGCGTGGTCACGCCGTTATAGACGAGGTTCCCAATAAGGCCAGCCGTTGTCAGCGAGAGCCACACGCCATCGGTCGGAATCGTGGTTGCCGCAGTCGGCAGGCCAAGCCCGCATAGCCAGACTTCGTTCGCGACAAGCGCCGCAGTGAATTGACCAAAAGTGACTTCAACAGCGAGCGGCGCGGTGCCAATTAGCGGGAAGTATTGGAACGACCGCACGAAGGCGCCATGCGCGCTTGTCGTGCCCTGGACGACGCTAAAGTTAAGCGTACCCGCGCCGGGTTGTGCCGCCGTCAACGTGTTGAACGTGTACGACCATACCGCCGTGTTCTGCGCGGTGGCGTTGAAAGTGTCGGTCAGAAGGATCGTATCGATACCGACGCGTAGCCGGTAATCGACCGAGGTCTCGGGCGACTTGACGTAAGGGGAGCCGGTAATGTTGCCAGAGTCGTTTTCCGAGAAAAACCGAACGGTGCCCGCTTGCGCTGAATCTGTCGGAAGGTTGACCTTAGCGTTACCGTTGGCGTCCTGCTGAAGCTCTCCGCTGGTGCTCGTTAGAGCGATCTTTGCGCCTGCCATCAGTTCCCCACACACATAACCGTATAAGTGCCGCGCGCTTCCGGCTCTGTATACAGGGTGACTGTCCATCCGTTGCCAACAGAAAGGCTGCTGATAACGGGGCGAAGGTCTAGCAAGTACATCTCGTCCGGGTCGGTGCCCGAAGGCGTCAACACCTGCGCGCTAATCCGCGTGTTGGCCGTGACCCACGTTTGCCCGGTCACTACCGTTTCCGCCTTGTCGGTGAACGACCCGCCGAAGGCCAGCGAAGCCGCCACAGTGCGCGCAGGGAGCGAGTTAGTAACGGTCAGCGTGCCGCCCGCGCCTGTATCGACAAACGAGACGCCATCGCCCGCAGTGAGTACGCGCTCTGCGGTCAAAGTTGCGTCTGTCCCGAGTGTCAGGTACGACGCGTTAGTAGGTGCGCCACCGCCGCCACCGCCGCCAATTGACACGACCGTGCCGTCGGATTTCATGACGTACGCCGTGCCAGCGTCCCGGTCTACAACGACAGGCGTGCCGCTGCTGCTAGAGAATGCAGAGGCAGGCGGAACGCCAGTAAGTGAGCGAACGTCGGCCATCAGTAGCGCAGCTTCTCGTAAACCTGCCGTGCAATCGTCTCTTTCAGCCCCGGCGGCAATTGCTTGGGCTTCGGGGCCAGATACTTCGTCTCGTTGCCTACCTCAATCAGCCCGTGCGCTTTAAGGTGCTCACGATGACGCGAGCGAGATGAGATCAACTCCCCTGTCTGCATGGATTGATACGGCTCGATGTCGGGAACGACCATCGGGGCATCCGACGAGGGCAGCATGTCGGGCGTGAACTCGACCCACTGCCCATCGCGGAAGACGTAGCGTTTACGCACTCTTGTTGACCATCCAGAGCGTGGGCGAGTAGCAGGTATAACGGACCACCGCAAACGTGGTGTGCACGTAGGCTGTACCCGCCACCGCAGAGCCGAACGACGTGCCAGGAACGCCAATCGCCGCCGAGCTATTGGGCGGAAACACGTTGATGCTGGAGCCCGTGTCGTTAACCATGATGAGCGAGTCACCCGGCTGACCCGTCGTCGGCAGCTTGACGGCGTTGGCGCCAGTGACGCGGTTGACGCCTGCGGTCAGTTCTACGGACGTGGAGATGGTGCCGGACGACGTGGCAGTAACCGCCGCCACCGTTCCGCCCATCGCACTAGCAGTGACAGGAGGCACGCCAACGCGCACCAATTCGTTAGCAAGAGCCATTGTGATTCCTTACTGAGTTGATACAGGTTTCGGAGTCGTCGCGGCCTTAACCGCTGCTTCCCGGATTTTGTTGCTGCTGACGATAATGGAGGCTTCCGCCTTCATCTTCTCGGCTTCGTTCTTCGCTTGCTGCGTCTGAATGCCGAGCACGGCCTTCTGTTGGTCCGCCTGCGCTGCCATGCCCTCGCGCTGCATCTCCATCTGTGTGCGCTGCTGCTCTGCCTGCGCCTTCATCTTCTCCACTTCCATCCGTGGATCAGGCTGCGGAGGCTGCTGTGCCTTCTGAATGGCGGACTGTTTCAGTTGCTCAACCGTGGTATCGAAAGCGCCTTCAATCGTCTTGCCGACTTTGAAGCCCTGCACGCCGAACTTGAGCAGTTCCATCAACAGCGGCACCAAGTCAGGCGCAGCCATACCGATCTCGCCCGCTTGACGCAGGAAGGTGCCGGTCGCCGTCAGGAACTCGACGCGCGCCTCTTTCTCCGCCTGCTCGTCGATCTGCACAAGCGTGTCGGCAGCGATGTCTATGCGGAAGTTACGAAGCGCCTTCGGGTCTTGCAGGAGTTGCAGCGCCGGCCCGATGTACTGCTGGTCAGACTCGGAGAGTTGCTGCGCCGCGCTCATCTCTACGATGGTCTCGGGCGCAAAGTGCTTGCAGATGATCCGCGCTTTCATGCGCAGGATGTCGGTAGCAAACCGCGCCACCTGCTCTTGATAGCTGCGCAGACGAAGGGATGCGTACTGCCCCTTGATCTGCTGCGCGGTCGCCGTCTCGCTTGCTTGCGTCTGACCTCGGATGATGTCCGAGATGCCGGTGATCTCGTGAATCTGGCTCTTCACCTGCTCGAAGGCTAGGTAAGCCTCGCGCAGCGCATTGGCGAATGGCGTCAGGTCTACAAGGTCGATCGCGCCAGAAAGCCCGTTCTTCTCAGCAAACGCCGCCCAATTCTTGACGGCGGTCAGGCTGTTGTTACTGCCTTCAGTGAAGAGGCGCGAAAGCTCCGGAATGCTGTTGTCGAACACGCCGCGAATCTGGAGTGCACGGATAAGCCCGTCGATGCGGTCCGACAGTGTGTCCAGTTCCCGCGCTTGATCCTGGTACAGCGTGAAGTCGGGCAGCGGTACAAGCGATTCATTCGTGATCGTGGCGTACAGCGGCGGCGGACAGGGAAAAAACTCTTCCAGCCCTAGCGGGTCGTCGCGCTCGTCCAGAATCTTGCTAAGGCTCTTGCTGATCCAGTACGCCTTAGACGTGTCCTTGTCCCAGATTTCGTAGATGCACGCCTTGGAGTCGGTCTCGCTGTCGGCCTTGAGCTTCTGGTCTTCGTCCGGGCGCGAGTCCAGCGGAATCTTGCTGCCTTCTTCATCGCCGAACCGCTCAACGCAGGCTTGCCGCGACAGGTAGACGCGACGCCATACCGCCGTGACCTCTTCCCACGTCCGCGCGGTCGTATGCCCGAAGTCTTTCCAATGCACGTAATCAACTGGCGCGCACTCGTACTCAATCTCCTCCTGCACTTCCTGTTCTCGCTCTGCTTCCGCGTCTTCCGTCAGTTGCAGACCGTCCGACATCTCAATCTGTCGGATATGCGGCTCGTAGCGCACCCAGGACGTGCCGCGACCACCCAAGAACCGATCATGCACGCATTGCCCTAGCGTGGTCCGATAGTCCGGGTATTGGTTGATCTCGTACTCTAGGGCGCGCTCGAGGATCAGCGCAGCGACACGCCCCACCGGGTCTTGATCGCGGAATCGGCGGCTAACGTCAGGCTTCGGCACGCGGGCATAGGTGGCCGCGTACAGCGTCTGGACGTTGCTCCAAAGAATGTTGAACTTGCATTCTTCGTAACCGTCGCGCGACTGGCGTGAGTCGTCCCTGTACCGCTTGAGGATGTTTTCTACGCGACGCTGCCACGGCTGAAAGTCGCGGTCATACGCCGCAATGACCTTCAGCCACTTTTCTGCGGTCATTATTTTCTAGCACCAATGGTTGGCGTCTTTTCAGTAAAGACGCACAACATTCCATTACGCGCGGCGGCGGTCGTAATCCCTGCATTTCGTGCTGGAGATTGTTGTTCTGGCAAAAAATAATCCCCAAACAACGGGTCAGACAATACATCCGTGCCTTGAACAATGCCGCCACTGTAGTTGGCCGTGTTGTTATGCAACACGTTATTATTTTTTACGATTGAGCCGCTTCCAGTCTTGGCGATGCCGTCAACAGCCGAATTAATGACAATGTTATTTTGTACGGTTGCCGTGCCTTGACTGTGACCAATGCTAATGCCTGTTTGACAATTGGTTGCAACATTGTGCTCACAAAAGTATTGCGAGGACACAACGTCTGCATCTAACCCAATCCTGTACCCGGTATCACATTTAATCGCTCGATTACCAGAGTAAACGTATGTTGAGGCCACATAACCCGACGCCGACAAATTGTCCCGAAACTGATACCCGCTGACACAATTTTTAACTTCGTTATTGAATACCGTTACATCGCCATTAAGACGATAAGTGCTTATTCCTGTTCCGTTGCAATTGGCAATGACATTGCGACTAACAGAAGAATTAGTGATTTGCGCAGTGGCTCCAGGCACATTAGAAAACATTCCAATGCCGATGCCTTGACCGTATCGAATGCCAGACCACCCTCTACCGGACCGTTCAATGTTGTTTTTATCTATTCGAATGCCAGTTAACCCGCAAACCCCACTCCCCAAAGTTAAACTAACCTCAATGCCAGCGAGCCCGCATGCACTAGCCACGCTATTGGAAATGACTCCATTTCGAATGACGCGGCTCGCAGTCCATGCTTGGGGACTAAACCCACTGTCAAAAACTTCGTCGGCATAGCAGGAATTGACAACAAAGTCATCGCAACCATAAGCCAGTTCCAGCCCGTTGCCGATTAAGGTTGTGCTTGCATTTTGCGCCGCACCACCAACGTATCTAAAGCCACAATCAATAAATTGAACGTTTGTCCGCTCTACAAATTGAGCACCAAACATGCTCCCGCCCCAAAATTCCCACCCTTCAACGCGCAACCCACTTTGCACCGCAGAAGAAGTCATTGCCGCAATAGACTCAGCCACGACATATTGATGGAATAACGGGGTTTTAGTGCTTGGCACCAAATATATGACATTCGTTGCCCAACTTCCGGTCCAAATGTTGGGACTAGTCCACGTTCCCGGCGTCATCTTCGCGCGAGTAGTAGACAAATCAGTGTCCCACTCTACCCAATTCATAGGCGAGCCGTCTTCTCGCACGCAGCCAGGGCTAACAGTAACGCCAATTCGCCAAACATCAGCGCCCGACAAATAAGTAAACCCCGACCGAGATACGCCACAATCAACAATGACTTGACGACTGCCACCATACACACCAAACCGCAAATTATTTGCAGCAAGCAACGCCGTGGGGAACGTAGAATTTATTGTTGTGCCAGCTTTTGCAAACACCCCATCGCCAGACGACAAAGAAGAGATAGACGAAAAAGATTGGTAGGGGTCACTGCGCGTGCCGCTGCCTGATCCCTGCGCGGTTGGGTCTACGTAATAGTCTGTCATGCAACAGCCATTTCTCTAGTTCGGAATGGCATATTGTCGCCAGGACCGTATGTGCTCAAAACGCCCTTTAGCTGCCAAGCAGCGCCAGCCCCCATAACACCATTGCCTACGCCAGAATTTGCAATATTAGCAACAGTTGTGCCGCTGCCATCAGTACATGGCATGTGCAATACAAGCTCGGTTGGAGATACATCTTGGCCGCAGCACACTCGACAAATTTCATCTTGCGTCAAGATTCGGCTATACACCCGAATGTCATATACCGCGCCATAAAAGAACGTGTCAGCAACCACGCCGCCCGTTCTATTGCCAATGAGAAAATCCAGACCAGCAACGTTAGGAATGGTCATTATTTGACCATCGCTGGAAAAATCAAGAATGCCGTTTTGATACACGCGCGCTTGTCTTGAGCCGGACGGCAAAGATGCGTCATAACTAGCCGCGTAATGTTGCCATTGCGCAGATTCGCCAAACGTCATGCGCGTCGAGTTCCCGCCAAGTCCGCCACCAGACAACCCGGACAAAATGGTTGAAGCGTTTGTAGTGTTAGTGCTTGTAGTCTTTTGCAGAGACCAGCCGCCAGCAGACGCCGCGTTGGTGCGACCAAAAATATAACCAAGATCAGGGCCTGAAAAACTTTTTGCCCAACACATAATGGTTAGCTTTGACGTAATTTGCAGCGCCGCATTGTCTGCAACCGTGACAACCCCGTTGGCAGTGCCATCAAGCGTCAAAACTGCGGGGACGTTCCGAACGAGGTTTCTGTAATTGTCCGGAGCTATTGGCATGTTACTTCCACAAAATCAAAATTAGGCCATCAGTCGGGTCGCCACTCAAATTAACAGTGACTCCGGTTTGACATCGAACGCCTGTCGCATAAAGTTTTTCCGATGCCGCAGCCACTGAAATACCGGACGGCTCAAGCAATTGTCCAGACGCAGCAGTGTTGTCATAAATCGTCATTGTAAGCACGCCAGCGTTGCCGAGAATTTTGTACCCGCCATATGTAACGCCGCCATTGGTGGCAACCGATCGAACGGTTGTCGCCCCCGTTGCGTTGATGACGGAATAATTCCATTCCGGGGAAACAACTTGCACATCGCGCGATTGATCTTCGCCAGCGTTAAGGGTGGCCGCGTAAGCAAATGCGGCCCCGCCAGCGTTTCGCACAGCACGAGGCGCGGCTGTTGACGTGTTGTCTTCGTCCTGTACTGCCAGCACCACATAACCAGACATTAGATTCTCCGTGATTGTTTCGGCGCGGTCTTCCACATCTCATCCAGCGAGACGGTGGGAATGCCTACGGTGATGCCGCGTATAGGCAGCGGCTCTTGCTTAGTCACCACTTCCTCGCGGTACGCAATCGCCATCATGCGGAATGCGTCTGCGGGGTGGCTCGTCCAGTCGTGGCGTGGACGCTCGCGGAATGCCTTTTTGTCCTCGTCCCACTCGCGCTGATACTGGCGCAGGGCTTCGATGCCTTCCGGCTCCGTCTTGGCGTCGAACCAAGTGTGCGGCAGCATCATCCGCGCAGCCTGGATGCCGTCTTGGATTGATAAGTCGGGCACGATCGCCAGCGTCTTAAAGTCAAGATGC